GGTTTTCTGGTGGATGGGCCCGTCATCGCTCGATTGACAGACTAAACCAGATGGACCAACCGTGTGCCTTGGGACGGCCCGGCGGCTCTGATAGACTTACTGCATGACGACGAACGCGAACCTCCGCCCCGGCACCCTGATCGAATACAAGTCCGCCCACTCGGTCGAGAAGGCCTGGGTGCTCGAGCAGCTCGGGCGGGGCTTGACTGACGCCACGATCGCCATCCGCGTCAAGGGCGAAACCGGGATCAACACCGACCAGGAATTCACCATCTACGTGAAGCCGAAGGGCCGAGCCAAGGTGCTCGAGACCCCGGCCGACGCCGAAGAGGCCGTGACCGCCGCTGCTGATGCCATGCCGGCTGGCCCCTTCTCCGGTCGTGCGTTGCTGAACGATCTGCAGTCCAAGGCCGACGCCAAGCCGCGCGTTGCCGGCTCGCACGCCGAGTGCAGCCACGAGAGCTCGAAGTCCGCGCGTGCAGCTTGCCGGAAGGCCCGTGCTGCGGCCGACACCAACTGACCGATCGGACTAGCCGTTCTCCTTGACCGGGGGGGCGGCTCTCCGGTAGAGTCATCTCATGACGACGAACAACCGCACTGAAATTGCCCGCCACCTCACCGACGGCCAGCGATGGGGTGTCGCGATCTTCCGCAACGCGAACGACCGCTACGAGGTCGCCACCCTCAACTCGTCCGCCTCCGGTGTCCGCAACGAGTTGACATCCCTCGCGCTCAGCTGGCACGCCACTGAGGCTGCCGCTCGAGCTGCGGCCAACGTCGAGGTTGCCCACCAGCGGGCACATCTGCGCGAGCGGGGCCTACCGGTTTACTGATTCCCTCGACCAACGCCCCTCGCCCATCCGGGTGGGGGGCATCGTCGAGTGTGCGGCGTCGTCATGGATGCGCCGTACTGGACGCTGAGAGCGCCGCTGAGCGCCCAGTCACGCGACGTGAGGGATTCACTCGGGGGGCGGTACTGTAGGGCGTCAGGGGCGATCTGAGCGCCAGTGCCACTCACACGATCGTTGTATCGGGTATGCCTGTTTCTCCGTGAGCGGCAGGGATTAATATTGCCCGCATCGATTCAACCGAGAGGCGTCCCCGTGACTAGCTCGCTCGCTCCCATCCGACACCCACACACGGGCTGCACTCATCCCAACACCAAGGTAGCTCGGGCCGCGTGCAGACGTGCTCGAGCCCGGGAATGGGAAACCATCACTCGGGGCCAGCTGAACGGCCGAGTGGGCTTCGACGTCAGGGTCCACACGCCGGACGGCGTTATCGAGGGCACTCTGCTCGGCTGGGGCCAGCGAGCTCTCGCCGTGCGCGACGACAACCAGATCCGCGTCCGCGTGAATAGCCCGCAGATCGTCCAAGTGGAGATCAAGCGGGAAATGGACGTGGAGGACCTCTAGATCTCCCTCCGTCCCTGGGAGGCTCACCGCCCCGGCGCTAGGACTAGATCCCCTCCGGTCCTTATGCGTCGGGGCGGTGTGGTGGATTCAGGCGGCCAGCTCGCCCAGCCGAGCGATGATCAGGGCCTGGTCCATGTCCGCCTCGTGCGAGATCACGAGCGCGGATGCCTCGTGGCCCTCGGCAGCCAGGGCCTCAGATTCGGCGCGGCTGGCGGTCATCGAGCGGAAGAGATCGGTGATAGAGGGGCGGTTCGTCATCGGCATGGGTGAACTCTATCGGACAACGTGGTCTGCGGCAAGCTGAGAAGTTAGTTCGTATGGTTGAGACGTTCGCCTTGGGTGTGGCGTGGCTGTCTGATAGACTCATGGCATGACGACGAACGAACCCGACAGTCGCCCCGACTACACGCGCGACAAGGCGATCCACATCGCTGTGATCGTGATCTGTTCCCTGCTCATCGTGGGGGCGATCGTCCATCCCACGATCCGCGCGTCCATCTTCTGGGGCCTGCACGTGATCGCTTTCAACTTCTACATCATGTGGACGGGGCTGATCGACGCACTGACGTTCTGACCGCTTGACGGGAGGCTGTCCTTGGGATGGCCATCTGCGTCCGCGCGCCTGATCAGAATAGCCCTCTTCCCATTCCGGGGAGGGGGCATTCTGGTGGACTAAATGTCCACGTCGATGTATTCTCCGATATTGTCACCGGACGGCGTGGGCGCATCTGGGTCAGAGAAGTCAAAGCTCATATTCCCGATCTTTTCTTTCATTTCCTCGTCCGGATCCGGCAAAGGCTTTCCAGTGGGTGTAATGAGAGTGGGTCCGCCACGACCCTTGGCAATTTCCCGCTTGATACAGCCGAGCTGTTCCAGTTGGTCAAGAGCTCGTCTTGTGGCTGCACTCGGTTGCGGCTTTGCTTTCAGCCCGCATTCTTCGAGCAATACGGTTTGCTTGACCCCGCCTGGGTGGTTCTCGAGCTCAGCCATAATCTTCTGCATAATGCCAAAAGCAGGGTCATTTCTCCAGTCCTTCTTACGAAGAACTTCCTCTTCGCCTTGCGGGCCCATGGCGTAATGCATGGGCGACATCAGATCACTGCGGTCTTCTACGTGAACGTTCATGGCGAAGTGGTATTCGAGATCCGCCACTTCATCGCCGCGCAAGAACCACTTGGTAATGGTCTCAGATTCTCCGGTGTCGTGATTGACCACCTTCTTGGTAAGCACCTGAATGGCGATAAGAAAGCGGCCCCACTCATTGATCCCCACACCCGACGTACGGAGGTGTGGAGCCTCTTCATTCTTCGTATCCGCTGCTGCTTTCTTAGTGTGATGGCTGATCACGAGGGAAGCGCCGACTCGCTGAGCAATGTGCTGCGCCTTCTCGAGCAGTGAGCCCATATCCACCAGAGACGCTGTATTCGCGCCTGACGCGGCAAGATAAAGCGGGTCGATGATAACGAGAATGGGCCGCAGCTCAGCGACTTTATGGCGCAGCTCTTCTAGCACTGCCTCGTCCAGAAGCTTCGGTGCTCGTTCTGAAATGTCAATGGGCAGCCCGAGTAGCTGATGGTCCGGAATGCCCTTATGCCGGGCGATAGCTCGGACACGGCGTACGATCTTACGCTTTCCGCCCTCGCCGACGAAGATAAGAACAGGACCTGGTTCTGAGACGTCGAACTGATCCACCCATTGCATGCCGGCGGCAACAGACAATGCTAGGTCCATCATGATGAACGTCTTTCCGGCTTTGCTGTCTGCCGAGATAACGCCGTAGTCTCCGCGCGGAATGACCTGGTCCACGAGATAAACGGGCGGTGGCATGGCGTCGACTTCGGCGATCAGATCACCCAGGCGGTAGAATGTCTGCTTGGGCTCGTCCTCGACTACGTCCGATTCATCGATCTGGAGGTCCTCTTCATCCACGGGCGTCGTGCGGGTGAATGACGTCGGCGGTGGTGTGGCGGATGCCTCTCGCTTTCCGGCTTTGTCCCAGATACGCCCGATGTCCTCGAGCAGCCGACTCTCATCGTCGGCGAACTTGTAGAGGTCGTCCGGCAATTGCTGCATGAATGCGAAGGTCTCTTCCGGCCGGAGCCGGTTCTCCTTGCACATCTTGATAATGCGGAAGTTAGCCTCGGACAGGTCTTCGCCCTGGCCATTCCTAGCCTCACGGTTAAGGCGCTGCAGAAGGCGAACGCCGATTCGCTTTAGGTTGGCTCGGCTGGGATCAACCTCGACTGCGCCGGCGAATGGCGGGACGTTCTTCATGAATGATGCAAGACCGAGGCGGTCGATGACCTCGTCTTCGCCGCTCAAGGGGCGCGGCCTGCCCTTGTCCATAGGGATTAGCCGGACCTTAGAGGGCTGGTCAGGGTCCTTGAAGTTCCATGTACCGGGCAGGGTGAGCAGGTCGTTAGGGCGGATCTTATCGTCCGCACCGAACTTGTCCCGGAGTGCGTAGCTCAAGCGCCAATGCGTCTCTAGGTCAAGACCCTGAACGGGGATGTAAGCGTGCAGATTGCCCTTACGCCCTGACTCTACGAGGATCGCTCTGCATCGCTTCAGGGCTGCGTACAGCGTCTGCGGGAGCCCTTCCTGGCCCTCGGGTGCGTCGTAATCGAGGTGGAGCACGGAGACGTGCGCAACGTCCTTAAGCCGGCGCGTGTCCGGGCGAGCGAATAGGGCGGGTGAGATCATGACTTTGACCTCATCTACGCGCATACGCTCCTCTACGACGTCGAGCAGCTGGTCTTTCTGGTGGGACGGAAATGCTGCGTCTGCCCAGCCGTAGCGGTTGTCAGGCTTACAGTGACGCGGAACGTAGTAGTCATTGAACCGACGATCTGCTCGCCGACCGACTGCTTCCTCCGGCACTTTGAAAGACACCGCGATGAATCCGCTCTTCCCATTGTCTGGGAACATGAGGTCGAGGAACTGACGCGCCATCCGGCGGTCAAGAACGTCCTCTGTGGCGACAGTCATTGCGCTCCTTGAGCATGCGGGGTATGCGGTTCTCAGGTGTGAATGATGCGTGTCTTGATTACAGCCTGTGGCATGTGTTGGACGATCATATCAGGTGACGTCTGCAGAGGGATTTGTTGGGGTTTGTCGACGATTTGTCGTCGCTGAGAATAACGCCCTGGTGGGACTGGAAGCAGGACTAAGACGAGCATCATTTGGTTTTGCCCCCTCAGTCGTGCATGTGTATTTGTTTATTTGTTAGCGTGTGTACGTAGTACACGCTGACAAAATAATAAATGAACACACAACGGCGTCGTCTAATCTAATAAAGTCTTCTGGCCGTCTGATATGAACCACGAGCAGTTGGGGGAATGATCTGATGGTTGATATGATTCCAGAGTTGCCGAAGGGAAGGCGGAGCATGACGCTGATTGGTCTGGCGATGGTCATATGGCGGATGAGAACCTGGGGTCCGATCGATCCAACAGAGCCAGCAGTGACGCTAAGGACTTGGCTGTTTACGACGCCAAAGTTAGACCGCAGAATCGACGAGTGGCTAGGGGAAGACGAGAGGGGACGATGAATGTCTGTCACGGGTGCGGGGGACCGGCCGTCGGAGAAGTCTGCGGAGCCTGTCAGCTCGCCGAGAATAACCGCTGAGCAGATGGACGAGGCGGCTAAGTTCGTGATGAAGCTCCGAGGAGATGCGGTCTGGGACTGTACTTCTGAGGTGCTCAGGGAGCGTCAGCGAGACAAGGTGAGGCACATTCTCTTGCTCTGTGGCGTTGACCCGTCGGCATGGGCGGTGAAGAAGTAGTGGATAAGCAGGCCGAGGGGACTGAGGGCTGATGGACGGCAGGATTCTGCCGGAGCCGTTTCAGACTGCTTATGAGCAGCTCTGGGCGAGGACTTACTCGGATGGCGGCGTCGGTGCGGGTGTGGGGAGCCATCCGCTGGACGGCGCTCGTGGTGTGGTAGGAAAGGCCGACGGGAAGGTTGAGAATGCCGGATGGAGGGTGAACTCTGGTCAGGCTGACGCTGTGGGACAGATTTCGGGGCCTAAGCAGAAGACGGTGGGCAAGACTGCTAGGACTTTGAGGGACGAGAGGGCTTTCCAGTTCAAGCAGAAGGTGGATAAGGAACTGCGGAGAATAGCCGCCAAGATTAGGAGGTGGGAGGAGAATGGCGGAAGGGAGGTTGGGACAGAACATGCAGGTCAGAGAGTGTGTGCCGGGCGCTGTAAGAGGTTCGGGGATGTAGAATGGTCCTACTGTTGTTGGTGCGGTGGACCGATGCGAGAGGTTGAGAAGAACGAGTAAGTCTTAGTACGGACGGATGTCTGTCTGATTATGAACTGGAGAAGCTGGAATTCTTGAGGGCTGCTCTGAACAATAGGGAGAGCCAGTCCGAGTCGTCCACCCGGAGTCCTGGTACGTGGGACCCAGAATGAGAGGACAAGATGGATCCGCTACGTCTTAACCTGACGGAAGACTGCAATGTCTGCAAAAAGTCCGTGGCCCGCTGGAGCTTATTGGTCCAGTTCAACTTTCCGCGCGGGTCCAGTCGAGAGAATGTTCTGTTCTGCCCGGTCTGCGACAGAATGACCCCAGAAGACCTCGAGGTCTCGGATATGCGGACCATTACCTTGCCAGCTCCAACCTCTCAGGTAACCGGGCAGACGGCGCCTTATCAACTGACCTTCAATGGAGCCACAGAATACCGGACCTCTATGGGCCCAGAACGTCCATTCAAGCAGAGGGATTCTAAGACCATGCGCCGCAGGTACAAGATGGACGGAACTGAGTTTCTCCCGGAAGAGCCGGCCTAATGCAGATGGTAGTTGGCTATGGGCTAAACTTCACTTGCCCCGCTTGCCAGAGAATTGTCCGCCGGGTGAGCCTCAGCCGTAATCTCTTTATCTATGCCGTGCCCAAAGGCCACAAGGTTGGAAAGGATAACCGGATTACCTGCTTCTATGGCGAGAAGCCAGTCATCTGGCAGGTATTCTTTACCAAGGACTAAGGCATCCCCGGCTCCGCCGTGTCTGGATAACATTCCTCCCACCTAAGTTGCCCTAGATCAACCGGCTCGAATACGGTGCAGTATGTCAGTTACTGCCCGTTGCCGTGAACCCCGCTGCCTTTGCCAGAACCCCAAGAACAACCTCTGGCGAGCAGAAACGGCACGAGAGAAAGACGAGCCGCGTGCCCGAGAATGGACCTTGCTCCCCTGGTACATCCGAAGAGACACCGTCCAGCCATGGGCCCGGAATACCGGATGAGTTCTTAAAGGACTGCCCATTGTCTGATGGCCCTATCTACGGCTGCGACCATTGCCGCAGGAATGGGACCTTTGACCCGTCTCGGTATGAGTTTAATCATCAACCATCGGCTACGCAGGCGCCGAACAAGTCCAGCAATAGGTCCGCTGGCACACAGCCGGGAATGACCGACGCCGATGGTAAGTACATCCGGTACCCGGATGCGGACTTTCTCTCCGAACGGGAAGTCAGGACCATTCTCGAGGGTTTGGGCATAAAGCCCGATGGTGATCCGGTCAATGAGGCATTCCTCCGCGGACGGTTCGGGCAGGGCAGACGGCACACTCAGTATGTCCGGGCAGAATTCCGGGAATGGCCGGGTGAGAAGTAATGCCGCCGCCAAAGGACCCCGACTCGTGGGCTCAATACCGCCGATGGATTCTTCTCGCCTGGTCTCGCGGAGAAGCCGTCACGGAGATGAAGATTCCCAACCGCCATCCGCTTAGGCAGGGTAAGTTCCTCGCCGTGGCCACCATCCAGAACTATGTCCAGGCTCTGTATGCGGACATGGACGTTCGGAATGCACCAGAGGCCGTAGCCCGCGGAATTCAGCTGGGGTACATTCCGTGCTGTGAGAGCGATTGCCATCGGCGCGTAGAAGACGCCTCAGACGTCCATGAACACGCTCAGAGGTGGGGCCACTAGTATGCCCTCGGGTGGGCGCACTCTCGACGCTTAGCGGCGATCTGGGACAGGGAAATGACGACAAGAAAACAGGGTGGTGGGCGTGCAATCGACGGATACTAACAAGACGAGCCTAGGAATGCGCCAGAGCTCGCTCTACCGGGAATGGGAACAGTTGGTGTGGCGGACGTTAGGTCGGGACGCTAAGACAACTCCGTCCGCCGCGGCTATCCGGGTCATTCTGCTGCTGGACAAAGAACCGGACGGGCTGTGGGGGTCAGAGATAGCGCGGAGAATAGGCGCTGGACAGAGCAATACCACGCAACTCACATTACCTCGTCTCCAAGAGATGGGTCTGATAGAATTCTCGGTGCAGGACAATCCACGAGGCGGCGGTCGGAAACTGCACGTCTGGCGCCTGACCGAGAAAGGTAAAGACATTGGCATTCTTGCCTCCGTCGAGTCCCGTGCCAGAGTTCATTCTTCCAAGCGGAGTGATCCAGTGTCCGGTATGCGAGGGCAGAAGCGTCACTCTGGAAGGTAGTCCCAGCCGATGGACGCCCGACGGTCCGCAGGTTCGGATTGACTTTCTCTGCCTCGTCCACAACGGGGTATTCTCTGTTCTGTTCTGCGGATTCACCCGGCATTCTACGGCGGAGGTAAAGGCATGAAGGTTACGTTGAAGTTGCAGGTCCGAAATGTAGAGAAGCAGTTCCGGGTGTCCATCTACGAGCAAGAGAATGGGCAGTTCTACGCCATCAAGGTAAGAACTGATGAGCCGATGGGCACTCCCGGTTCGCTCACCATCCGCGGGAACATTAGCCGCGACGAGGCAATTGGAATGGCAGAGCTATGACTGACACTTTCCCGTTTCCGGAGGTAATCATTCACGACTATCTGTCCACGGCCTGTCATCACGCGGTAGCAGATGGCCAGCCTCAGCTGCATTACTACTGCAAGTCCATGACCGGCTATCAGGGAGCCAAGCGGGCGGGTACTTGCAAGTTCTGCGAGGCCAAATGCGTTTGTCCATGCCATGCGGAGGATTGGGAATCAAAGCCTGAGAGCTATCTTCGCGTAGTACCCGAGGGTGAAGACTTAGATCTAAGGGAAGAGGATGACCCAGCCCAAGACTCGAGCTGAGGGCCGGGAACGGATACTAGAAACGGATCCGACAACGGGCCGGGAATACGTAACTGCCAAGACCCGCACGGGCCGATCTGTGGACAAGAATCGGTCTGACGGCTGGCGAGGATACAAGAGCCACCTGACGGCTAAGCAGAGGCGCATTATCCGGTGGTATCTGCGGCAGAGAGACCGGGGGTGTTCCCGGGAAAGGTGCTGGATTGAGATCCAGAGATCGGGCGCCTGGGTTCCTTCGCCTATGCAGTATCCTCTTACTTTCGGTACCCTTGCCTCATGGGAACTGACACGATCCGCCATGCAATCACGCGGCAAAGAGTGGCCCTAGTCCTGGTCACCATCCGGCATTGCCGCAAGCCGAAGTGCTTCCGCTGCGGTAAGCGCGATGAGCACACGGCGTTCTGTATCGCAGTCTCCCGCCTTCGGTATCTCTGACCGATAGATGATAGAATAGCCGCATGGACAACGAGGAAGTGGTTTTCGAGCTGACCATGCCGGACGGCGAGAAGCGGACCTACGACGAGGATGGTGCCCGGAATGACAACCGATAAGCCGTGGGCTAAGAACAGCGGGGACGGAATCCACGATCCAGAACAGGACAAAGTCCGCTACGACTTCACGGGCAGTATCTCCGGGTTTGACTTCCCGCCGGAGACCCTGCAGAACATTCCCATCGGCACCCAGCACAAGAACTTCGATCCGAATCCTCCCGTGCCCGGATTCAATCCGTCCATCTTCGCCTCTCAGTCGCACTTCGCCGGCGCGCCTCGTCCCCGAGCCCACCCGGAGGACCCGGACGATGACCGGGAAGAGATGAACATCCGTCGGCGTGAGAGGGACGAATGACTCAGCAGATGCCCGTTGTCCGCGAGCGGTTCCCTTCCACGGCATTCCTGAAGCGATGGATCGGTCCCGCCTGTGCAATCGCCCTCGGTGTGGGATCGCTTACCGGCGCCATTATCTATCGGTCCAACGTTCCGGTAGTAACCACGACCGGGCAGAACATCACGTCCACTGCGACGGTCACTGAGACGGCCACAGCCCCGCCTGTGACAGCCGTAGAGACAAGAACGGCTACTGTGACGGTTACTGGTCCGCCTCCCCCGCCTCAGGTCCGTGAGGTGACAGTGACCAAAACCGCTCCCCCGGAAACCGTGCAGGTGGAAAAACCGACTCGGCGAGAGACCGAGACGGTGACAGAAACACAAACGGTCCAAGAAGCGATTAGGAACATTGGCCGAGGGAGGGGCGGCGAGTAATGTGCACCTGCGACCCGGACGACCCGGAGAATTGGCCGTGCGAGGCATGTAAGCAGAAGTTCTGATGCTACACTTCTGGCTGATCGTGGCTTACGGAATGCTTGCCACGTTCACATGTGTCCTGGTCTGGGCCGTGATCATGCTGTATGGACGAGTGGAGGATTTGGAACGTGAACTCGGAAGAACAGATCCGGATGTACGCGGATCAGGTGGGCACGAGCGAGTGGGCGATGGAGCAGAACCGGGAACTCGAGCGTCGATCAGAAGTCGCGTTCGACGGCAAACTGCCCCGGACGGAATGGCGGGAGCTGGAGGATACACCTTCCCCGCAGCCCGGCATGGACGCCGGCACTTCGATCCATCAGAACCTCCTACAGAATTCTTCGACCGACTCAAGCGAGACTACGGTTCCCCTCATTCCCGGCACGGAGATGCCGAGCAAAATGGAGGACGCAGAGGCGCTAGCAGCCCGGCTCAACACGACGGTGGAGGAACTGCCTGGTTTGCTCGTGGAGATGAAGGAGCAAATGGAGCGACGAATCCGGGAAGTCCAGAAATTCTCGGAGATGTTCAAGACTCAGCCGATGAGTAGACGCCACCGTCGCGCTCAGAAGTTTGGCCATTCTCGACTGCACGGATAGGATAGCAGTATGGATGAGAAAGCAGCAGCTGCATACCACCCATTCTCCAGCGCTGAGGAAATGCGACAGGCGCTGAAGATTCGGGACGAGATCGCACAACCGCAGGTCGAGGGAAGGGAAACCCTGTCGGGTGTGGATCTGTCTGTCCTGCCGCGGGAGAAACTACGGGATCTCGGCCAGGGTAACGTCATTCTTCACGAGGGTATCTGGTGCCAGATTGACGAGTACGAGGTGCAGGATCAGCACGACTCTATTCGCCTGAGGCTGGTCCATGCAGACGTGGATCCGGACGCGCCTGCCTGGGAACGCCGCATCATTGCGCACATGGATGAGAAGTTCTACGTTCCGATTCCCGCCAAGGGGCGCGCGGCCAGGCGGAGTAACGAGCGGCATCCATCTTTGGTGCGCCGCGTACCGGAAGGTCACTGATAGTTATAGATTCAACTTACAGAATGACAAATGACTCCTTGGGGTATAAATTGCTCCCGTGACCATCGGGGGTAAACTCTTCATTGATAGTTGGGGCTTCGAGCATCCCTCTCGAAAGCTCATGCGCCAGGCCAATCGTCGGAATCGCCGGTTCGATCGGTCTGTTTGTTGGTGGTTTCTTAGGCCTGATCGAGACAAGGATTATTATGCCCAGGGGTCCGAGGCGAGGAAAAACATCCGAGCGCAGAATTGCCCGCAAGGTGGAACGGACTCTCGAGAACACCCATGGTGGGTTCGCTGGGCCCTCGCTGATCGAGCAGTTGGAGACGGAGTTACTGGAAGCAACGATCCGGTACCTTGAAGTGAAAGAACAAGCCCAGACGACTCACGAGGAGGAGCATACTCTCCCAGAATGGGTCGATGTCGAGCGGAAGCGGGCATCTAGGCTTGGTACTGCTCGAGGGGTAATGCGAGGATGCGCGGCAGCCGTGGCGATTGTGCGTAACTCGTACACGGCTTCAGAGGCCCAGGTCGTTAAGGGCATTGAGAGAGAATTCGTAAAACTCGCCCGCGCTGCCACCTTGCGCGCTTGATCATTGTGGCATTTAACGTGATCGACTCCGGAAGTAACCAGAAGGTAAACTGACATGACCCCGAGCACCTCCGCTTATGTTCAGATTATCATTCTGGTTCTGATGTGGCCCTTCACGTTAGGACTTTTACGTGCCCCTGTCCGACCAACTCCGCTCCCTGTGCTTGGCCGTCTCCGACGTAGAATTGCGTCTCGCCGGTCGATCGGAGATCCTGGATTGTATGATGGATCTGCACAACGACCTGAACGAATGGGCGGTAAACACCGAGCACGATCGGGCCGCAGAGGAAGTAATGGCCATTCTCGACCAGTATCTGGCGAAGGTACAGCAGGCTGGTCTGAGGAAGACGCACTGACGACGGGAGAATTGCAATGACGGATGTACCCTTGACCGAGGAGCCCGGACCCATCCCTGCCGAGCCGCAATTCCACCAGTACATCATCGCCATCGGCGCGGTGGGCGAGACACCGGTTCCGATCTCGATGATCCTGCATGACCTGGGGATGAAGTTCGCCCAGGAGAACGGCTTGGACCCACTACTCTGTGTGGGATACGTCACTCCCTCGGCATTCCGGCCCGACTACCTGAGCGCCGCCGAAATCTGGCACAGCATGAGCAAGGAAGACCGCGAGGGCCTGAAAGAGTGGGGCCCCCGCCTGTACGTCGCCCTGTCCCTGCTGTTCGGCACTCACGGCCACTGAGAGCGCCTGAGACATGCCAGCGAAACGGGAGCGGGGGAAACGTCGGGCGATGATGCTCCGGGCGCTCAGCGAGCGACTGAAGCGCCTTGCAGACGATGCTGAGGGCGAGCCCCCGCCCCGTTCGCGCATCAGCGTTGCTCATTACCGCCGGGAAGCTCACACGGTTGTCTATCCAGAGGCCGATCTGTCAGAATGGGTCCATCGCCGAATGGTGAGTGACTGGGATTCTGTCCGACGGGGACGGAACAATCATTGACCGGGATGGACCGTCATGGCTAGGCAGGGACGAACAGTACGAGTCCGCCACGTGGGTGAGTTCGAGTGGGAGCACCCGATCCTCCACTTCATCTTTGTCCGGCCATTCGTCTGGATTGGGAAGGTATGGCTGCATCTGCTCGTCAGCAAACATCATCTGTGGGCAATGGCAAGCCCCGCCCCGTTTCACCGACTGACGTACTTCGGGCCCGCCGGTCATCCCCTGGCCTCCCGCCCGGCACCTATCTTGGTCGGTGTATCACGTGCGGGAAGAGGATCGAGTCCGGATCCAGTTGGGGACACCGAACTTTCCACGGAGAAACACGGCTAGTATGCTGTGACCACGTGGAGAACAGGAGACAGTAATGGCCGTAGCAATCACCGAGGAAGAGTCTCGCCTGCTCAGCGAGCAGATCCGTGAGGTCACCGAACGGCTGGGCCAAACCGGTGGAAACATCTCGGTCGGGTTCACGTTCAGCGGGCCCACGGACAAGGGCCGATGGGAGGTCATCATCGTCCACGGAAACCCGAACGGCAGGGACACGCTCACGTCCGTTGGTGTGGGGGATACTTTCCTCGGCGCTATGAACAAGGCGATGGCAGCCTTCCAGGACTCGTGAGCCTTCTCGGAATTCCTGCACTGCAAGCACTGGATCAATTGAGGGAGAGCACGATGTCGTTTGAAGTGAGTCAGGCCATTGCCCATGCCTCGGCGCGTCACCACCCGTCCATCCAGGAGGCGGCGAAGTACTTCACTCGGGGCAAGCATTTGCCGGAGGGCCAGCTTAGGGACATTTCGGAGTTGTTCCACGAACTGGCTGTCGAGCTACTCAACATGCCCGGTCTCGAGGGTCCGCAGCTCACCATTGCGCTCAACAAGCTGATGGAGAGCAAGGACTACGCAATCCGGGCTGCACTCTAATGAAGGTTGAAGCCATTGCCATGACCACGGTCATGGGCTCTGCGTCGGAGGTTATGTCATGGGAGGTGGGCACAACTGACGCGGATTACCTGGCTGAGTTCACCGCTCGGGACTGCTATCAGAGCCATCACCGCCCGAACCGTGCAACTGCGGAGAATCGCCCGCACCTGGCGAACTGCATCGAGCACGAGCACTTCTCGGTCATGGAGCACGCGTCGGTTACCTTTCGGGTCACGGGGGTTTCTCGATCGCTGACGCATGAACTGGTGCGGCACCGGCATTTCTCGCCCAGCCAGCTGTCCCAACGATTCGTGGACAGCTCCGGAGCGGACTACGTGGTGCCGCCGCTCATCGACGCCTGGCCGGACGAGGCTGACCGTGACGAGATGATGGCGATTCTCCAGGAATCGTGGGATCATGCTCGGGGCAGCTACGAGCGACTTCTCCGGGTGATGAACCGAGGGATCGACGAGCACTTTCCGCAGTACACCGGCACGATGCGTCGGAAGCGGATGCGGGAGGCCGCTCGAGCGCCCATGCCGAACATGACGGAGACACTGCTCGACATCACCGGGAACCATCGGGCATTCCGCGAGTTCTGCCAAAAGCGGTGTGCTGACGCGGCCGACCTTGAGATCCAGGCGTTGGCGAAGGAGATGCTCCGGCAGCTGACTCAGATCGCACCGAACACCTACCAGGACATGGAAGGGCTGCTCTCGAACAGATAGATACTCTCTGCGATTATTGCCACACCAGGGGTGACGTCCCGGCGGGGTTTCCCCTTGACACCTGCAATACGCAGAATGTACGGTATGTAACGTTCGACCGGAGTCGCTGTCGCGGGCCTCAGACTGCGGCCGAACGCCCCGTGCTGGAGTCCACCTCGCCGGGACCTGAGGGTCTCCCTGTTCGCCACCCGTCGTCAGCGGGCAGGGAGGCCCTCTTCCAGAGATGACGGGATGAGGAGATGGAAGAAACTCGCAAGGGGCCTATTCCGGGCGGAGGTAAGTCCGCACGACCTCGCGCTGTACGCCGGCGCTTGAGGAATGCGGGAGCTCAGGGCCGCACCGAGGAAGAGATTCTCGAAGACATCGAGACGCTCTACCAGAAGCCAGTCGATGAATGGGACTGGGAAGAGCTTTCCCGGGGTATGCCCCGAGGGCCAGACGGGAAATTCGCCGGTCGTCGTCCCAAGTGGATTACGCCGGCCGTTCAGTCCGAAGCGAAGCGCCGTATGCGTCTGCTGAGCGAAGAGCAGCTCATGACCCACGCGGACGCTGCGATCAAGACCCTTACGCAGCTCATGGGCGATCAGGACACGGACGAGAAGGGCAACTACGTTGTCCCTGCTGCTGTCAAGCTCCAGGCCGCTCAGTACATCCTGAACCACACAATCGGAACCCCCAAGGCTCGAGTCGAGATCGAGTCTCATTCGCCTCTCATGGAAATGATGGGCGCGGTGCTCATCAACCCCGATGGTGAACGGTCTCACCACGTCATCATCGAGGGTGAAGTGGTCGAGGATGAAGAAGGTGATGGAGGTGAGTGATGGCACGCGGGATAGCCAAGGGCGGACGAGGCAAGAAGGACAAGCGCAAGAAGGGTCAGAAGCGCTAGACCCGTGTGACTGCGGACAGACTCGAGGGTGGCATGAGCTGAACAACACTCGGCACAAGTTCACCCCGAAGGGCCAGGCTATCGACACGCGCCAGTTCGACCGTAAGCGCACGAGAGAACGTCGCGAGGGTGATTCCCCGTCGAGGCGCGTTCTAAGCGCGCAGGGAGCAGCTGAGCGGGGCGTATTGCGTCCTGTTTCGTCGCCGTTCGACCCCGTGTTGCGCATGGCGCTGATAGACGCAGGAATCATCACGGTCGAACAGCTGCAGGAAGCGGAGAAGAAGATCGCCGTGTTCACCCAGCAGGTGACGCAGACCGGACTGGTATACCGGGGAGGCGAGAATGCCGACGCCTGAGTATGGGCCGGGTGTATTCGGCGAGAAGTACGGGAAGCCCTGGGTAAAGCCCGCTGCTGACGGATCCAAGGGCTCCGAGTACGGTGGTGTGGAAGGGTTGATCGCCCCGCCGCCACACGACGTGAAGGATTACGCTCGTGAGCAGCTCATGCTGCTGATGAACACGGATCCCGGTGACGAGATGTCAGGGGCGGATCTCCCTCCGATGAAGACTGTCAGGAACTACAACGAATGATCCAGAGGCGATGGACCGCCGTCACCCTGGGATTCCTGCTCGCGGTGTGGACGGCAACTATCGCCTACCGGACTAATCCGGTTATTCCTTTGCCCAAACTCTTTCCACCGCTGCCAGTGACCCAGTGTTCTAACCTCATTCCGGGCGATCTTGCGGTCGAGCGATGGGTGCCGAGGGTATGCTACGTGCAGGAACGGTAATGATAGGGTTCGCCCTGGGCTGCGCGCTTTTCTTGTCGCGGCCTGAGGGCCTGGTGCCAGTGGTTTTCCTCACGGTAATGGGCTCTGTCCTAGTTCTCGTAGCGCCCAAGGAGTGTAACTGTGCAGCCATTCATGCTGCCGAAAGCCGACGCGATCCTCTGGAAGGACGACAGGAGCCGAGCGTACGGCATACGGCCACTTCTCACCGTCGACGGACCGCCAAAGAAGGTGATCTGGCTCCCGCCCAAGAACAGCCACCTGCCACTTGACCAGGGTCAAGAGGGAGCTTGTGTCGGGTTTGGCTGGTCAGCTGAGCTGCAGGTGCCGCCGGTAGAGATTCCGGTGCATAGTCAGTTCGCTCACAGTTTCTACCTGGGCGCTCGTGATGTGGATCGGAAGGCCGGTCGGTTCTTCGCAGAGGGCGCGACGGTTCTGGCGGGTGGGATGTACGCCATTCGTCGGGGCTGGGTCAAAGAGATCCGCTGGTGCTTCGGGATGAATGACCTCCAGGACACCGTCACCACACGCGGGCCGGTCGTCCTGGGCATTCCGTGGAAAGCCGGGATGTACCAGACTGATGACGATGGGCGGGTGTGGGTCAATGGTGAGACTGTTGGCGGTCATTGCATTCTCTGCATCGGCTTTTGGCCGAATCACCCCCTCTGGGGTAACGTCTATGTCGTGCTGAATTCCTACGGCAAGAGCTGGGGCATCAACGGAATCGGCTACATCACCGAGGGCGACATGCGGCGATTGCTCATTGACGAGCAGGGTGAAGCCTGTATTGCCACCGACATTGCCCCTCAGCCGAAGAAGCCGCTCTGGCGGAGGTTCGTTGACTCTTTCGCCGCATAAACTGCCCGATCACAGCGGGTAGAGGAAGGCGGTAACGTGGATTATCAGGCTGCGAAGGACCTGGTTCTCCTCGGGGTCCGCATGGATGCTCTCGAGAACAGGATGGACGAGATGGGACAGATGACCGAGGCGGCCATCGGCGAGCTCACCGGCGCCGTGAGTGAGGTCGAGCAGGAGATCACCGCCCTGAAGAACGAGATCGAGACGGGCCAGGCGTCCGACGCCGACGTGGCGAACCGTCTGGGCGGTCTCGCGACCCGACTGCGCAACGCCAGCCCGGACACCCCCGTGGTGACCGAGCCGACGGAGCCGGTGGTTGAGCCCACCGACGGCACGGCGGAGACCGACAACACGGACAACGTCTGATCTGAGTGAACGCGGCGGTCCCTGCCTAATGACAGTAGGTGGGGGCTGCCGTTCTCAGTCATTACTCCGGTCAATCCTGGATGATAAAGTTACCCAGTGACCGGGCACGAGGATAGCGAGAATGATCGAGTAGCCGAGGGGCTACATAATACTCTAGCGACGTTCTTTCGGGAGAGCCCAGACCGGGCTATGCTCCTGAAATGGACACTACAAGCCGAGGTAATAGACCACGACGGTACTTCAGCCTTGTGGACGCTATCCATGCCGGGAATGGCTATATGGGAGCGCCAAGCATTCACCCGTCATGCCCTGAAGTACTATGACTGGGTGCAGCAGAGGGCCAATGAGGAGGGTGTGGGATGACTGGCCAGAAGGTATTTCGGAAGGACGAGTACTTCGCCCGGACGGGATACGTTCCGCACGACGGTCAGAAGGTCCTTCACTACACCTCGAAGCGTTTTCGGGTCGTTTCCAACGGACGACGGTGGGGTAAGACCCTTTTCGGCGCCAAGGAAGTTGAGCCGTGCGGCCTGACCGTGTCCTCGATTACGGGAAAGCCTCAGACAGGGTGGATTGTCGGCCCTCAATTCGCGGATGCGGAGAAGGAATTCCGGGTGGTTTACGACACCTTCCGGAAGCTGGGGATTGACAAGCACTCCATCAAGTTCGTAAACAACGTGGACAACGGCTCGATGGTCATCAAGACCAACTGGGGATTTGAGCTGCTCTGCAAGTCCGCGAAGCACCCCGAGACACTGGTGGGTGAGGGTCTTGACTTCGTTCTCATGGTTGAAGCAGGACGCCATCGCCGTAGAACTTGGGGACAGTACCTCCGGCCTGCTCTTTCTGATAAGCGCGGCTGGGCCATCTTTTCGGGCGTACCAGAGGGTCGGTCCGAGAACAGTCTGCTGTTTGCTTTGTGGGCAAGAGGACAAGACGACTCTTATCCTTACTGGGGTTCCTGGCGCATGCCGTCATGGACTAATAACATCGTATTTCCGGGCGGCCGCAATGATCCTGAGATCAAGGAAGCGGAAAGCGACCTAACGGAAGACGAGTTCATGCGCCAGTACGGCGCAATGTTCGTCGAGAAGACCGGCGTCGTCATGAAGGAATGGGACGACGAAGTCCACTGGAAGAACCTGAAGTACAACCCCGGATGGCCCGTCTACGGTGCGGTTGACTACGGGTTCACCAACCGGTTCGTGTGGCTGTGGATTCAGGTCGACGAAGAGGGCAACTGCTACGTAATCCGTGAGCGAGGCTGGACGCTCAAGGACACGGTCGAGATTGCCGAAGAGCTCAAGAATGACCCCATCGACGGGCCTCTGTCCCGCGTGGCGACCGCATTCTACCCAGACCCTGCCGAGCCTGACGACACGCTGACCATCTCGAGGGCGTTGAAGATCCCCAGCCGGGGCAATACTGGTGGCGAGCTGAAGACTCGACTTGCCATTATTCGCTCCAAGCTGAAGACGTACCCGAACCATCTGCCATTAGACCACCCTGAGCGTCGCCCACACTTGCTGGTAGATCGGCAATGTGCGACACTTAGATGGGAAATGGCGGAGGGCTACAAGTGGCCCGAACACCGCTCAGAGGTCACCTCCGAGAAAGAGCATCCAATGGACAAGGATAACCACAGCGTGGAAGCCCTCGGGCGATTCATGCGTGGCTACTACGGGATGCCGGGTCAGCGTAAGGCTCGCTCTCGAGTTTCTACGGCAAAGATGGGAGGCTGACGATGACTGCTCCCATGACTCCGTACTCTACGCTGAACCTGTTCTGGCCCCAGCTCATGCCGACGTGGATTCCGGACGAGCTCGACCAGCAGCGGATCCAGTCGTACCAGATCTACGAGCAGATCTACTGGAACATGCCGGAGACGTTCAAGCTCGTCTACCGTGGCCAGGAAGATAAGCCGATCTACGTGCCGTCGGGCCGGACGATCATCGAGGCGACCAACCGCTACATCGCCCCGGACTTCGGCTTCACTGTGGCGCCTCGCATGGGCAGCGAGCAGACGGTCAATTCCGAGGTAATCTCCCAGGCGACGGCTTTCCTGGAGGACCTGTTCACTCGTGAGCGATTCTTCTCCAAGTTCGCCGGGAACAAGCGCTATGGACTCATCCGAGGTGACTGGCTCTGGCACATTGTCGCCGACTCGACTAAGCCAGAGGGAAGTCGCGTCTCGATTTACCCTCTCGACCCAGGATCTTACTTTCCCATCTGGCACCCTGACGACCTGGACCGGGTGCTCGGGTGTCACATTGTTGACACCTTCATCGAGAACGATGAGACGTTCATCAAGCGGCTGACCTACCGCAAGAATGAGACGCCGGGTGGTGCGATCTCGGTCGAGGAAGCGATCTTTAAGCTGGATGATTGGCAGGGCCCCGCGGCCAAGCCGATTAAGATCATTCGGCCTCTGCAATTCGTGCCGGGCATCACGACTCTGCCGGTCTACCACATCAAGAACTTCGAGGAGCCCGCCAACCCGTTCGGGTCGTCGGAACTGCGGGGTGTGGAACGCCTGATCGGCGCGGTCAACCAGTCCATTTCGGATGAGGAGCTTGCCCTCGCGCTGGAAGGGTTGGGTCTGTATGCCACCGACGCACCGCGTCCTACGAATGATGATGGCGAGGAGACTGATTGGGTCCTCGGCCCTGGTCGAGTCGTGGAGATGGATCCGGGACATACTTTCAATCGGATCAGCGGCATTAGCTCTGTCTCCCCGTATCAGGATCACGTCGGCTATCTGGAGAAGCGTCTCTTCCAGGCCCTGGGAGTTAGCGATGCTGCTCTCGGCATTGTGGACGTCTCGGTCGCTCAATCGGGCATTGCGCTGCAGTTGCAGTTCCAGCCGATGGTCGCAAAGACGAACGAGAAGGACCGGGACATCATCGATGTCCACGCCCAGATGTTCTACGACCTCGTCACGCAGTGGCTGCCCACATACGAGGGCGTAAGCTTTGAGGGCATGCGGGTTCTGCCTCGTATCGGCGGGAAGATTCCCATCGACCGGGTAGCGAAGTTCACTGAGCTGAAGCAGATGCTCGAGCTGGGCGTTATCTCCGCGGCTTACTACCGCATGGAGGCTGCTCGACTCGGTTACGTCTTCCCGGACGACATCGAAGAGCAGATCGACAAGGAGCGCAAGGCGAAGGCTGCTGCTGAGGCTGCCGCTGATCCGTACGCTCAGCGAGTAGACGAGGAGCTGACCGATGCCCCGACGGCCGGCAGCGAGATCGCTACTGAATAGCTTCCTGGGCGAGCAAGTCCAGGTCGACGCAGAACTGGCGCAGGTGTTGCAACTTGCCGCTAGGCAATCTGCGGCGCAGGTGAGGCGACTCAACCTGAAGAAGGGCACGTCCGTCGGTGCTCGCGTGAGGGCAGCGCAGTTTCAGCAGGTACTGTCAGAGATTCTACGGATTCAGAGTGATCTGTGGGTCGATGGGGTACAGGGCACGATCCTGCGCAACCTCGAGCGAGCTGAGCGAGCTGCTGAAGCGTCGCTGGATGATGTCGGGCTCATTCTAGAGAATGCCGTTGGCGAGAGACGCGCTGCGGCATTACTGGAGGGGTTCAGGCAGGCAGCCAAGGCGGGAATGCGGCTGGACCGTACGCGACGTGCTCGGGCACTATCCGCCAGGGTGTGGAAGAATGCGTCTCTGGCGCAGGGGCGAGTGGAAAGGCTAATTCGAGCCGGAATCATCCAGGGACTGACCGCCCGGGAACTGGCTCAGAATGTCCGATCTCACATTTCCCCTACCACGCCGGGCGGTGTAGGATATGCCGCGATGCGACTTGCTCGAACGGAGCTCAACAATGCTTTCCACGAAGCACAGAAGCACACTGCGGCAGCGCCGTGGGTGCGGGCAGTGCGGTGGAACTTGTCGGGCACCCATAAGAGTCGCGTCAAGGGCACGGATAAATGCGATCTGATGGCTACTCAGAACATCTTCGATCTGGGGCCGGGGCGATATCCAGCGGATGAGATCCCCGATAAGCCACACCCGCAGTGTCTGTGCTTTGTCACGTACGAAAGCGTCTCCGAGACGGAGATGCTGGACATGCTCCCAGCGATAGTACGCGCTCGGCGAGCCACCGCATAGGGGTCAGAGGCCCCGGAACGGAGTGAACGATGAGCGACACGACCAGCTCTGAGAACGACCAGAACGAGGGCGGACAGGGCGCCCCTGGCGACGACACCGAGGGTACGTCTTCGGGCTCGCAGGGGACGACTGGGCGCCAGCAGGAAGGCTCAGAGAACGAGGGCACGGGCGACACCGTGTCGCGCGACGAGTTCGAGGCGATCAAGCGGCGGATGCAGGCCGCTGACCAGCGCGCCGCCAAGCTCGAGCAGGAGAAGGCTGAGCAGGCGCGCAAGGAGAAGTCTGACCTGGAGAACGCCAAGGCGGATCTGGAGCAGGCCCAGGCTCGAATCTCGGAACTCGAGCAGCTCGTCAACTCCACTGCGGTGGAAACCGAGTTCGTCAAGTACGGCAAGCACGACTGGGTGGACGTCGAAGCGGCGCTCCGCCTGCTCGACCGCGAGGGTGTGGAAGTCAAGGACGGCAAGGTTTCCGGGCTGGGCCCGGCAATCGAGAAGCTCGTCAAGGCCAAGCCGTACCTCGTGAAGCAGGGCAACCAGAACGACTCGTCAGGGGCGAGCGGTTCTGCCAGCAATGGTCGGCGCAAGGGTGAGGGTGACGGCGTGAAGCCGGATCTGTCCTCGCGATTCCCGGCACTGCGTCCGGCCGCTGCCCGGAAGTAACACCCCACACGACAAAGAAACGGAGCTAGGCAGATGCCCGCTCGCTACGACAAGTACGACCCCATCAGCGGGGGGTTCCGTGTGAACCTGGCCGCTGCCATCACGGATCCGGCGAAGATCGGTGTCCCGCTTGCGGTCGGCCTGAACGCATCGGGCAAGCTGGTCGAGGGCGCGGGCGCTTCTGGCGTCATCGGCGTTCTGGTCGCGGACCAGGCGAAGGCGGCCAACGAGGTCGTGGACGTCATGACCGCTGGCGAGATCGTCGACCTCAACGAGACCAACTTCGACCCGGGTGCCAAGTACTACGGCGCCACCACGGGCGCGGTCAACACGACCAACACCGGCGTGCCGCTGGGCTGGACCGTTGCGGACACGTCGCCCACCACAGGCGTCATCCGTTCCCGGTTCATCGTCCGCGTCAAGCAGGCCTGATAGCCCACCAACGGGCAGAATAGGAGAAGCAGAAAACCATGCCTGCTGGAATGGGCTACAGCGCCTCCGCGGATCTGCTCACGCAGACCGCCGATGGCGTCGACCTGAACCGTCTGTGGGCGGACTACCAGGCCGCGCTCGAGCAGTGGAACGCGGACCGGAACCGTCTGGTCAACTTCCTGACCTTCCCGGTCACGAACCCGGTCGAGCACGTGCCGGTTGTCGGCAAGGGCGGCGCGGACTTCGAGGAGATGTCGGAGTACGGCGTCCCGAAGGCGTACCGTCCGGATGTCGACGAGTACGCGTTCGGCTACCCGTTCAAGTGGTACGACCTGGGCTCGCGCTTCACTTGGCAGTTCCTCGCCGAGGCGCCGGCGTCGCAGGTCGACCAGATCCAGAACCAGGCGTTCGAGGCGGACAACCGACTCATCTACACCAAGGTGATGGAGCGGCTGTTCTCGAACGTCAACTCCCTGGCGTCGATCCGCGGGAACGCGTACAACGTCTACGGCTTCTACAACGGGGTCGGCGAGGCTCCGCCGCCGTACAAGAGCAACACGTTCGACTCGACGCACAACCACTTCCTGGCGAGTGGCGCGGCGACGATCGACCCGGGTGACCTCAACGACCAGATCACGCACCTGGCGCACCACGGCTACACCAAGGCGAACGGGTACAAACTCGTCACCATGGTGAACCAGACCGAGGCGCAGGTCATCCGCGGGTTCCGGCTGGGCACCAACAGCGCGCTGTACGACTTCATCCCCGTGCAGGGCACCTCGCCGCTGTTCCTGCCGGAGAACACGCTGCTGCTGGGTTCGCAGCCCACGCAGTCGGTTCCGGGGTTCAACGTGATCGGCTCCTACGGTGATCTCATCATCGTGGAAGAGGACCACATCCCGACGAAGTACGTCTTCACCTTCGCCACGGGTGGGCCGGACAGCATCAGCAACCCGGTCGGTTTCCGGCAGCACGCCAATGCCGGCCTCCGCGGCATGAAGCTGGTTAAGGGTCGTGACGCGGACTACCCGCTGATCGACTCGTACTACGCTCGCGGGTTCGGTGTGGGTATTCGTCACCGCGGTGCCGGTGTGATCACCCAGATCACCACCAACGCTTCGTACGCCCCGCCGGCGCAGTTCGTCTACGCCGCCTGATCGGAGGTTCCTCATGAGTCGGCAGATTGACGTCTCCGACCTCGAGAACCTGTCCGAGGAAGACCAGCAGTATCTGCGGGACCGGGGTCGAGTCGATGTGGTTGACCAGCTCAATCACCTTGCCTCGCTCCGGGCCGCGGAGTCACTGAAGGTCGCCAACGACAAGATCGCCGCGGACAACGTGAAGAAGCGGTACGATCCGGTGCTCGAGGCACAGCAGAAGGCGGAGCGGGATCGACTTCGGGTCGAGGACCCGGAGAGTGTCCCTCCGTACGAGGATTGGTCCCGCGACGAGCTCCTCACCGAGCTCGGTGCGCGAGGTCTTTCCAAGCAGGGCAAGAATGAAGCGCTGGTCGCCCGTCTGTACGAGGACGACGACAAGAACAGCGACTGATAACCACAGACAGTCAAGCGGGGCCAGGTTCTCTCACCGGGGACACCTGGCCCCGTTTGGCGTAAGGAGAGTGTTGTTATGCCGACTTACCCAATTGACCAGCCTGCTGATGACACTCCGCCTTATGTCTGGACGCCGATGGTTCGAGATGGAATTGCTGGCGTCAATGATCATCAGACTAGGCTTAATGCCCTAGAGGCAGGAGGCGGGGTCCCCGACGACGGGTCGGTGACGAACGCGAAGGTCGCGACGAACGCGGCGATCGACCTGGACAAGACCGTCGACTCGGCGACCCGGCTGGCCATGTCAGCGGCCGAGCGGACCAAGCTGGCCGGTGTCGCCTCGGGGGCGACCGCGTACACCACAGAGCAGGCCCGGGACGACGCGGCGGCGATGCTCACCGCCGGGCTGCACACCAACGTGTCCGCGACCTACGTCGACGCCTCGGGCCGGCTGGATCTGGCCCTTTCAGGGACTATCGCCACGGCCCGACTCGGCTCAGGGACGGCGAACTCCTCGTCCTACCTGCGCGGTGACCAGACCTACTCGTCCGAGCCGGTCACTTCCACGTCGGTCGACCTGGTCGTCGCGCTCACCCAGGCCGCGTATGACGCGCTGGGTACGAAGGACTCCCGCACCTTCTACGTGATCACCGGCTGATGACGATCTCCGCGGTGGGGTCACCCGTTCTCAGCCCGGACACCGGGGTCAACACCACCCTCGGCGTGTCCCCTGCTGCGGTAGGGAACGCGCTGGTACTCGTGGTGCGCGTGTTCAACGCCGCCGAGACGGTCACCGCGGTGTCCGGTGGTGGCTGCACCTGGACCAGGATCGTCGGCCCGGAGATGGACGCCAACCCCGAGTCGTCCAACCGGGAGATTTGGCTGGGCCAGGTCACCGCCGCGGGCGCGGCGACGATCACGGTCGCCTACAGCGCCACCCCGTCGTCGGGTCTCACCGAGCTGATGGTGCAGCAGTTCTCCAGCTCGCTGGGCACCGGTGCAAGCTGGGCGGTGGTGCCCGGCCAGATCGCCGTGGCCACCTCTGCGTCCTCGACGACCCCGACGCTGCCCTCGCTCACCGCCTCAGCGGGTCAGCTCTACTTCGCACACGCGACGTTCGAGCAGTCCGGTTCGGCCGGTTCCACCTCGGGGTTCAGCTACCCGGCCGCCCTGAACGGCCACCTCCTGGTGTTCAAC